ATGATTCGCCATGTCATTGATGGTGAGTTTTTGTATCACCAGATTTTGATCCAACGGGGAAGCGCCGCCTTGTCTGACATCGCCAATCCGTATGAAACCAAAGAGTTTTCGAGCGTAGAAGAAGATTTGGCCTTTGCGAAGCCGTATCGAGAAGAATTTCTCCGCTTCGTCAGAGGGCTGTCCAAGAGCGACTTGGAAAGTGCATCGATCGATCCGATGTAGGCTATATCCGCACCCTTGGAGACATGCTGCTACGAATCGCCTATCATGAGTCGGTACGTACCGGTCAACTGCTAAATTATATGAGAATGATGGGCGTTGAACGTCCGGATATTTGGGATTAGGTGTGTGGGAAAGATAGAGAAGCAAGCTAGCTCTTCTGTTGTGAATGGGAGAGGGGCTTGCTTTTTTATTTTTAATGGTCCTTCTTCATTTAAGATGTTTCTTGCATGATGGGCAGATAAAATCAAAAAGTATGAGAATTATGTACTTTTATGGAGTAGGGACAGTAGTTGTATAAGGATAATTCAATAACTTCCACACAGGCACGATTTCCACTTGATATCGTGTTTTTTGTTGTCTTCTTTGAAGTTTATGCAGAGGATCGATCGGAAAAATCATCTCCGAAAATTTGGTAGAAAGAACTTGAACTTATCATCGTAGTATGAGATACTTGTACTATAAAGAGAACGAACGTTCCTATTTCGCGGATGAAAAAGACAGAAGGTGAAGCAAGTGACAGATGAGCAGTTGAAAGAGCATTGCAGAAAAGTGCTCAAGAGGATTGCTTGGCGATTGCAGTACGCCGCCAAGAAGCGTTTGTACAGGGAGACGGTGATCAAAGAGGGAATGCGGGGAACGGAAACGATCGAGGACAACAGGTAGCCCAAAAACTGAATATGACCAGACAAGGAGTGAGTAAATGCAAAAACAAATATTTGCGCCAATTGGCCGAGAAGCTGACTCGTTCAGCCTGATCCTCCAAAAAGCACAGACAGGGGATAATCGGGCCGTACTGTCGATCCTCGACTTTCTGCTCCCCGACATGGAGTACCTTGCTTCTTTTATCAAACTACCTCGCGAAGAGAGCATGCAAGAAATGAAAACAGCCATGCTCGAAGCAATCCGCAGTGGAGAAGTGATGCTATGATGACGATTGATTACGTTCAGGTTCTCGGGGTTGTCGTGTGCTTCCTTGCTTTGATCGTCACGTTTAAGCAGGTGGATTTGCAGATTCGGATTAACAATCTGTTCAACCTGCAATTAAAGGCAAACAAAGAGAAAAAGAAAGAGCAGCTGGAACAAAAAAAGGAGACTCCGACTGACGATCGGAATCCCCATTGAATGCTTGGGGCAAAGAATACAACTGGTGAGTGTCCTCTTTGCCCCCTTTCATTATACAAGAAAATAATGATGCAAAGGAGATACGTACGAAATGATAGAAGCAGCATTAATCGGAGCAGCTGTTTTATTGGTCGGAGTCATTATCGGACAGATCGGTTTGTCTCAAAGATTAAGAAAAGGCGCAAGAGTCAACGAAAACCGTTAAGCAATCATACAGACTTCATATATATGACCGAGGGGGAATAGTGCCTTGATCAGCAGAGAAATTTTCATGGAAGCAGTATGCGAGGTGTGTCCGGCAACGTGCTGGGGAAAGAAATCACATTGCCAGGTTCATGATAAGCACGTAGGAAAAATCGATTCTTGCCCGGAGTGGGACAAGTACATGCGGGATCAAAAAGCAAAGGGGCAACAAAAGACAGTGTCCACTAGAAAAGAAGGCTTCGCCCGACCAAGTGAGCAAGCACCCATCGTAGATTTTCTACAGAAAGCCGAGGAAGAAATCCGCGACTACAATTACATGCAGATCGAGATCGTCCGTATCCAGCGCTTTTTGCGCGAGGTGGGGGAAGGAATGGTCTCTCAGTACGGATTGGATGCAGGCATGCCAAAAGGAAAGGGCACCACGGGAGATCGGACGCATGCGGAGGTGGCACGCCGGGAGCGAAAGTGGAAGAGGCTGCAAAATTTGCAGGATAAAATCGAGCGGATTAACAAAGCAGTAGAGACGATTCCGGGGGAGCAGGAACGCTTGATAGTCGAAGCTTTGCTGGATGGCGACAAGAACAATCTGATTGCCAAAGAAATCGGGGTGTCCCGACAGCGCTATTATGAAATCAAGCGCAATGCCGTGATGAAGATGGCATGGGCGATGTATGGCGATCAGGCTCAGCAGACTGGATGATGAAAAATAGAGCCCGGCTGAATAGACGAGAAGCTGTCTGATGATGACAGCTTCTTTTCATTTTCGCAAGCATGTTGAGGCTGACAAAGGTTGACACTTCTTTACACATCGGGTCATTTTCCCAGTTTTTCCTCCAGATCGGTTATACTTGAGTCAAGCGAAACAAGTAAGAGAGATACGAGCCATCCGATGAAGCTGTCGGGTGGCTTTTTATGTACGCCGCCGACTCTAATGTCCGGCGAGCGGGGAAAACGGCGATTGGCGCCGCCATTCGATGTTGCGAGTTCAAAGCCATAGGCTACTCGCTCCCTGCTCGGCGGGCATTTGCCGTGGATGCCTTGCCAAATGAAGGGAAGTAGTGGGGGGAAGAGACATGTGACGAAGACAGACGAGAATACCGCAAGTATGGGAGGTGGAAGCTTGATAGATCGCGAGCTAGCCGTTCTCATTGAACTGGTGAAGGAAGCGTATCCAGAGCTGGCTACTGTTGTGAATGTAGACGACTGGATGGCGCAGCGATTCCAGCCGCCTATCGCGTTTCTTTTGACGCAAGGGGTCCGTGAAGAAGGAAGAAGCCTCACTTCCTATCAGGTGGTCTCAGAAGCAGCCATCGTCCTCCACTATCCAAAGGTAGCAGGTGTCTACCAGCCGCTTTCAGCAGAGCCGCTGCGTGAGCTTCTTCGCCAGAGGCAGTTCAGTTATCAAGGCAAGACGTCTGAATTGTCCATCGAGATCGACAGCTCCACCTTGCGTATTTGGCGGGATAAAAAGGACCGGACGGAAATCGCGTTCCAGTTCACCTACAATGTGGCGGTGCAGAGAGCAGCCACACAAAAAATCAACGAATTTGATGTAGAGGGGGTCCGATCATAGTGGCACGAAAAGAACAACAAGCACAGGCCTCAGAGCTTGTGCAATCCAAACAAGAGTGGATCAAGAGCGCCGCTTATCTTGGAGCCGAACGGTTCGAGGTAGCAGGTGCTCTTTTTTCTGAAGCAGATGATCAACTACTGGCAGAAGGACAAGTGAAGAGCCGACTGACCAAATACAAAGGCGGGGTGTAAGCATGACCATTCAACGTGAACGTCCGGGTGTAACGGTCGAACTGATCGCAAAAGCAAAAGAACGTGTAGTACCGAAGAGCGGTGTCGTGCTGGTGCCGTATCAAGCAGAGTGGGGCGTGCCAGATGAGCTGGTGAAGCTAGGGAGCTTTGAGGAGCGACTTGCCCAGACATTTGGCAAGGTCGATACCGTGGAGCTGGCAGCAGAAGGCGGCGCAACGATTCTCGCGTACCGCATGACGAACGGCGCAGCCACTAAAGCAGCGTATGAGCAAGCGGATGCAATCAGAGTCGAGGCTCTGTATCCAGGTTTGGTAGGAAACGAGTTGAAGGTTACGATCACTGCCTCGACGTCCGAACCAGGCAAGAAGGAACTCCAGGTAACAGGCCCGCTGCAAACCGAGAAGTTTTCGTTTACGGATGCGAATGAGCTGGCAGCGAAAACGAGCCAATCCAACTATGTGCGTGTGAAAAAGCTGGGTGAGACTGCCGTTACAATCGTGCCAGAAACAGCGCTGACAGGAGCGAAAAGTGGCACAGTAGCGCTTACTTCAGCTGACTCGACGAAGCTGTTCATGGCTGTGTCCGGTGCTGATTTTGACACGATGTATCTGCCGTTTGACGATGCGGCTGTACAAGCGGCGGCGAAGCAATTCATGAGCGATCGTCGCAAACAAAACAAGAAGCTCAGTACGCTGGTGATCGGTGGCAAAGCGGCGGACGAGGAGAACATGGCGAAGCACATCGAACGCTCTGTAGCGCAAAATGCCCGCTTTGTCGTGAACAGTGCTATCGCTGGTCAACACAACAATGGAAAAGTATACAGCAGCCTGGAGTGGGCCGCATGGGTAGCGGGGATGATCGCAGCAACTCCTGCGCATGAATCGCTGACGGCTGTCGTCGTTCCATTGAAAAAAGCGCTCAAGGATTGGGGCCACACTGATATTTTGAGTGCGCTCGGCTCCGGTACGCTAATCGCAACCCGCGACGGAGATGTATACATCATCGAGAGCGCCGTCAATACGCTGGCGGTGCTAGGCACGCATGAGCGCGAGGACTACGGCAAAATCCGTGTCAGCATGACGCTGGATCAGATCGTCAACGACATCAGCCAAGTCGGCAAGAAATACAAAGGCAAGCTTGGTAACAACGATTTGGGTGGCGCTGTATTTGTTTCTGCCGTCAACGCGTACCTGACCGTCCGCGAGCAGCAGGGCGCGATTGATACAGGCTGGACGTTTACGGATCAAAAGAACGGCATCGGGGATCGCCGTGGCTTCCTCTTGTCTGCGAAGCCGCTTGATGCCATCGAATACTTTGACATTGACTGGGAGGTGCTGTAATTGGCTATTGCACGCGATATTAAACTGAAGAACTGCCAAATTTACGATGAAAATGGAGACCCGATCTTCGGTACCCTGGAAGGAAAAATGGTCCTCAAGGTAGAGTATGGCGACACGAATCGTCTGCAAAAAGGAAAAATCCAGACCGTCAATGACTGGCATGTAGAAGTGACGTTGAAAATTACCGCAACCAACGCTGCGCTGAAATACTACTGCGTCGAGCAGTTGACCCAAGGCAAGACACCAGTTCTCCCATTCCTGATCGGCGAGACGTTGGACAAGGAAGCGGGCAACTCCGAACGCGTCCGCATTTCCAACATCGTGCTGAACCCAGACGAAATTACGCTGTGGGAAGCCAAAGCAGACGGCAACGATCACGCGACATATGACCTGAAAGGGATGTCCATCGAGAAGCCGGACTACCTGGATGAATTGCCAACCTACACCGAATAGGAGAGTGCTTGACTATGAACAAAAACAAACTCGAGAAATTTTTGGCCAAAGCCAATGAACAGGAGCCGCGAAAAGAAATCACCGTAACCATCGACGGTGACGAGTGGAAGGTTCGTCAACTGAATTTGTCCGAGCTGCGCGATTGCGAACGAATGGCGGACAAGGGAGAGAAAACAGATTGGTTCCTGTACAACGATGCTCGTTTGGTGAAGGCCACCGAGCACGATTTTCCTTGGAATCAGGAAGAGCTCAAGAAAGCGTACAAGGTCGGCACCAAGTACGAGCTCGTCGAGAAAATTTTCCGCGACAATCCAGAAGGCTACACCAAGCTGCTCAATGCTGTGCGCGAGGTCAATGCCAGCCAGACGGAAGAAGAAGCCATTGAAGAAGCAAAAAACTAATCCGATCTGACGGTGAGGCCTGGCATATTTGCCGCGCTTTTCTAAAAGGCAGAGGCCGCCCGTCGGATCTACTCGAGTACGAGGTCGATTTGTACAAGCAGAAGCTGTTTATTTTTGCTTGTCAGATGATTGAGGTGGAGGAAGAGGAAAAGGCCGGGGGGTAGGTCTCCCGGTTTTTTCGGGTTCTGCTGGGTGTACATCTGGGAGGATAAGGGGGTGAAAGAATGGCAGGAACAATGATGGGAGCGCTTGATTTAGTAGGTAAATATGACGATTTCGCAAAAGGACTCCTGGGCTCACTAACTCCCATGATCGAAAAGGCTGTTGGAACAACGTTGAGTTCGGTTGCCCAAGAAGCTCAGGCGACAGAAAGAGAAAAGACGCTTTTTGAAATTGGTGGCAAAAGTAATGAGCAACTCCTGAAAGTAGAAGAGACTTCCATAACCATACGTGAGCTCAACCCTGATATAAAGAAAGATCAAGCATACGTCCTCATAGCCAAAGCCGAACTTGTGCATGCAACCAATGGTTTAAAGTACGCAGAGAAAGCAGGCATGCTGAAAAACACGACGCGGTTTACGGAAGATGAAATCATGAAAATGATGAGCTCCATTGAGATTTCTACTGGTGATGAAAGTACCGTAAGGCAGTCAAATGCCGTTCAGTATTTAAGCAACAAGGGAGGGGGAGCCGCGACTGGAAAATTTGTGGAGTCTATGGCTCACTTCAACCTACAGAATGGCAAATTGCTGAATACGCCTGAAAAAATGTCCGCTACCTTTGTCTCAATGGGGAACCTTTTGAATGATTTTAAAACGTATGGTGCGTTGTATGAGAATGCAATGAAGATGTCGGATAATGGTGATCTTGCCGCAATCCTTGAGAAGCATTACAAGGCTCAAAATAAGAAGGATGCAAAGGCCAAGGCCGCCCAAGATATAGCAACGCTGAATCGAAGTCTCGCAACGGGGGAGAAAGAAACAATAAATATCGCCCTCGGAAAACTCCTGATGACTTTTTCTAGCATCCAGGATCAAACGTTACAACAACGTGCATTCGATACTTTGACAGGCGATGCCGGAGATGACGTGGCGAAGGGTCTGCGAGAAGTAAGAGTGGCTACAGGGGCTCTTGTGCCGGAACAGGGGAAAGAGAGCGCATATAAAGTTGGGAATGAAGCGGTGAATGCGCATCAACTGTCTGCACAGAATGATGTTTATTTCAAACCCGGGCAGGCACAAGCGATGGCGAGAAACGAGGCCATGGAGATCGCGACTCAGTACGCAGAACAAATGTCTGGGATAAATACAGGGATTTCGAAAGCAGCTGAAGGAGTAATGGGCTCGTTTAACTCTTTGGACGAGTCGATAAAAGGTACTGCGGTTTTTGTCGGAGGATTACTAATCCTTGGCAGTGCTCTGATTCACACGATATCTCAACTGAAAAAATTCAAAGATCTTCGGACAACCAAAGAAAAGTTTCCTCAAGAAGCGACAGGCGGAAAAGACTGCTGCTGTTGCTGCGATGGCACACAAAGACCTTCTTCTAAAAAGAAATCAAAGAAAAAAGGTTCTCCGGTTCGCTCTCCAACAGGAGAAAAATCTGCTTCGAATAGTGGTGGTCCTCAAGGACAAGCCGGGAAAACAAAAAAAAATGCCCCAACAACTTCTACGGCAGGAAAAAAACAACCGGACGCTGGTGGTGGTAATCCGCAAAAAGAGGCAGAGAAAACTGACGGCAAAAACAAAAATCAAAACAGTGCGCCAACTACCTCTGCTGCAGGAAATCAACCCGGACCAGATAGTGGCGGCAATCATGCTGAGACTGGTAAAGCTGTCAGCAAAGGTGGCTGGAAACAATTGGTGAAAGGAGGACTCAGAAGGGTTCCTCTTCTTGGAACTTTACTAGGAGTCACAGCTATTGCAGGCTCAGCGAACAAGCTGGATACTGCAGCACAAGTGGGGGCAGAAGCACTTGGTGGCTGGGGAGGGGCAGCAGCGGGAGCGGCTACTGGAGCAGTTATTGGTTCGGTGTTACCTGGGATTGGTACAGCAATCGGGGGGATAGTTGGTGGTCTTATTGGCGGCATGGGTGGATCAGCGGCGGGTGGAGCCCTATACGATGGGATCAAGTCGTGGTGGCAGGACAAGACTCCTACGCAGTCTACAACTATGCAACCACCAATTCAAGCAGGTCCTCCTGCTCCGAATCACTCGCCTGTCAGCAACTCAACTGGGAATCCGCAGCCTGTCTCCATTGCTATTCCGCAAGTTTCGATTCCACTGCACGTACAAGGCGTTCTGCAGGATATCCCGACCATGTTAAAAATGCTCAGCGATCCATCTGTTGCGCAGAGAATCAAGGACATCATCGAGCGATCCCTGCTGGATGCAATAGAGACGAGGGGAGGGGTAACGAAATGATCCGTCTACAGGGAAAATATAGGCTGACGTTTCCGGTGACACCTGCGGAAGTCCAGTTTCGTGGCTACGGCAACGACATCGAAAGCTCGACATCGATTACGTTATTGTCCGGCAATCGCATCTCTTCCAGACGTCCAAAGTCCATCTCTTTTGACTTCATCTTACCCGGGGACAGTACGGCCCCTTATGTCGAGGTGCAAGGCTATCAAGGTCCCAGACAGTGGCTTGCTGGATTGGATCGCTTAACAGGTTCCGAAGCGCTTTTGACTATAGATGAGCTTGATTTGGCGTGGAATGTGCTCATCGGGCCATGCGACGGCAAATTCCAAGGAAAAAACGTCGATTTTCACGGCTCGATTGAGCTGCCGCTGTTTGTCAAAGACGAATTCATTACGTGGAGCAATCAGACACAGCTTTTATCCCCGGGTGCGGTTATCACACGACAGCAGCCAGCCCGTCCGAATACGAGCGGGAAGGTAGCAAAGAAGACACGGAAACAGCAAGCGGCCCCACGGATAGACAGCAAAAAATTGGAAGACAGGAAAAGAGAGATTCACGAAAAGCTAGAAAGAGAAAACAGGATGTAACGGAGGGCAGACGAAATGAAAGTCATTTACGGAAAAGAACAGACCCGCTATGACCTGACCCCAGCCGTTACCGAGTTGTCCTGGTCCTCGGCCAGGGGACAAATCGCTCAAAATTGTGATGTGAGAATCAAAGAAGGCCCGCCGCTGCAAACGGCGGGTTTTTTGATGCTCTTTGCAGGTGCAGCGCTAAAAGAATCCCAACAGCTTTTTCATGGCCCGCTCGTGCGTTTTGACCGGGATGACAGGACAGGCGATCTATCCGCAACAGCATACGAGCTTGGCTGGTATTTGCAAAAAAACGAAGTCTCCAGACTCAAGCTGGATGGAGATGCAGGGACGGAGCTTGCGCGAATCATCAAGTCGGCAGGTATTCATTTTAGCTGCCCGGCGTTCGGTTTTACGGTCAAGGAGAGAATCTCGTCCCAATCATATACGTCCCTCTTTACTTCGCTGACCGAGCAAGCTTATGAAAAGACAGGCATCCGCTATTTCGTGCAATATCAGCGTGACAAGCTGACGGTACTCCCCGAGGGGAAAAACAGCATCATCCCGATGTTCAAAGCGAGCTTGCTCACGAGCAGCTCAACGGGTGAGAGCATCGAGGAGGTTTACACCGTCGTGACAGCAGAGCGCTACCGGGAGGATCGAGTGGTGAGCAGTGCGACGAAATCAAATGATGGCTTGGTTAAACAAATCGGTCGCATGCAAAAAATCATCGACGCAGGCGAGGACAAAAACGTAGCCGGATTAGCAGCCAAGCAGCTCGCTGAGTTGTCCAAAATCCCCAAGACACGCTCCATTTCGGTCCGGCACGAGGATGAAAATGCTGCGAGGTTACGTGCGGGTTGGCTCATCAAAATCATGGAGAAAGACAATAAAACCATCACGGATTGGATCGTCACCAACTGCCAAGCGCACTGGAAAGGCGGTCAATACACAATGGATCTCCAATTGGAAAGGAGGACGTAAGAGATGCATTCGGTTATCGCAAAACTGCGAGGGCACGCACAAGACGGCATCGAGAATACGCAAGGGGAATTCGGCAAGCTTTTGTCGCTCTCACCCTTGTCAGTAAAGCTCGACGAGGACCCGACACCCTTGGAACCGTATGAGCTGTCTGTACTGCGTTCTGCCCAATTAAAGCCAGAAGATGTGGGCAAAAAGGTAGCCCTGTTGCGATGCAACAACGAACAATACCTCCTGCTTGGGGTGGTGGAGTAATGTTTCCAGAGCTGAACGGAGACGAAACACAACTGGTTCAATCTCCAGATCACCCGATTCCATGGACATACAAATTCGACTGGACTACAAAACAATTGCAGCAAGGGCCAGATGGTCGCTATTTACGGACGACTACCTATGAAGAGTACCTGGGAGAGACAGCAAAGAAAATCCTGAATACACGTCGTTTCCGGTACGAGATTTACTCGGAAAGGTACGGAGTAGACTTCCTATCTGAGACAGGAAGGATGCGCTCGGGCATTTCATTGCCAACAATTAAGACCCAAGCACAAGAAGCACTTGAGGCCCACAGTGAGGTTGAACGTGCGGAAGTGGTAGACATTCGGTTTGAGGGCAATCGAGTCATTTTTTCGCTCGAAATGGAGGGTACGAGAGGGACGACCAGAACGGAGGTGGATACATGGCAACGATAGACAAACCAGAAATGCCGATTCTTAGGGAAACAGCGGATCAGATTTATCAGCGAATGGCAAATCGGATGGCATTGATAGCACAAAAGCGTGGAGAGACGCCACCAGCGACGGAAGAGGGAGAAATCTTTTATGACCTCGGCTATCCGATCGCAGAGGAAATCAGCGATCAGCAGCAGCTATTTGAGTACGGCTTTCTTCAGCGGTTTTTACCCTGGGCGGATGGAGAGTTTTTGGATGCCACAGGCGTTTTCTTCGGCTTATCTCGCAATGAAGCGGAGACAGACGACGCATATCGGCAGCGCTTAATTGATCGAGCTCGTACAGAAGAGGGAGACGGCAGACGCCAAGACTACGAGCGGTGGGCACGAAATGTAGATGGGGTAGGCGGAGCCGTTGCTATCGAGAAGGCGCGGCATGACCTCTCTATCGACGTGTATATCACAGACCTGACAGGCAACCCTGCGGGGCAGGAACTGGCTACGAGTGTACGGACGAAGCTGGAAGACAAGCGAAGGGCCTTGCACGACTTGCAGGTGCTACCCGCGAAAGTGTATCCGGTGACTATCTCTGTAAAACTGGCTTTGCGACCAGACGCAGAAATCGAGAAGGTCAAAGACCAAATTGCTACACAAATCAAAACCTACCTAAAAGGGCGTTCTCAGATCGTGTACCAGCAGATCGGAGCGCTCTTTTTCGTGGATGGTGTAATAGACTTCACAAGCTACACCTTAAACGGGGCGGAATTGAATTTGATGGTGCCTGCTGACTCTGTCTCGACACTAACCATGGCGGTGACAACATGATTCCAGAACGCTATCGGCGGATGCTGCCGCCGCCATGGTACGAGAATAAAGTGGCGGAATATCACTTTGAAGGTGCAGAGACAGTTGTAGATGCTTTCAGTTTGCAGCGTGAGGACATTCTAAAGCAGTTTAGCCCATGGTCAGCTACTTGGGGGCTGGATGTCTGGGATTGGATTTATTTCGGGAGAAAGCAATTGCTGAGCATGGAGGAACGGCGAAAAAATATCCAGCAAAAGCACTGGTCGTATCTTGGATTTACTCCAAGCGTGCTGCGTGCAATCGGTTTGAGTTCCTCGTCATTCAAGCATGTCCAGATGGTCGAGGATTACGGCAAAAAGGTGATTCGGTACGTCTACCCGATTGAGGACCGATTCGACACAAAGAATGCTGTTCAAGCTGTTGAGAAAATCAGGCCAGTTCATTGTAATGGAGTCGCTTTGGAACCTGTTGTGTCGGAGAAGATCGTGCTGCGAGATGTCTTAGTGGTTGGGATTAAGGAGTACCACAAGGTCAGTGAATTTCGTGTAGGGATGACACCAATCAAGCGTTACGAGGAGGTCGTGAAATGATCCTGACAAGCTATCTTCAAACCGTTCGGAAAGACTTGCTGGATAGGGTATCGGGCGGCGACATTTTGATAAACGGCTCAGTTTCAGTGCCTGTACAGGCTGTGGAGATTGCTTCGCATCCGATTGCAGGCGTAAAAGATGGAATTGCATTACAAGTATCTGCCCAACATGTCGCCAGCGTGCCAGTCATCACGAGCGCAAAGTTGAGGACCAGAACTGGAGCGGTCGTTGCTGAGAAGACAGGAAACATTGAAATGAACGGGGCGCAGTTTGTAAACCTGACCTTTGTTATCGAAGCGAGAGGAGGGGTGTAAGTGTCCTATGTAGCGAAAACGGACTGGAAGCACGATGATCCGGTCACTGAGGTGGACATTAATCGTTGGGAGCAGGGCATTGCAGATGCCCATGCGGAGCTGGCAGTGTTGAAAGCGGATGTTTCGAACCTGAAAGTGCGAGTGAATACAATCGAATCTACATTGCCGGACGGATTTGTGCACAACAATTTTAGCGATGACCTGTCTACTGTTAACTCAATCAGAGTGATTCGAGGCTACTACAACGAAACCCAGAGTCGGCTGGAGGTTTAA